TTTGAAAATAGAGCATTATATCCAACGGCAGTATTGTCATTTGCTGTGGTATTAGACGATAAAGCACTCATGCCAACTGCTGTGCAATTTCCACCTGTTGTAATAGCATCCCCAGCATAAGCGCCTACGGCTGTGTTCTGAAATCCAGATGTGTTACTTAGTAAAGCACTCCTACCTACTCCTGTATTGCTACTGCTAGTTGTAGATGCATTACCAGCAATAGTACCAACAAATGTATTATCTGAGCCTGTTGTTATACTTGCACCACTGTTTAATCCTACTGCCACATTATTATTACCTGTGGTTTGAGCGTTAAGTGCTTGTCTACCTACTGCGACAAAGTCAGACCCAGAAGTGCTATTTTCAGCGGCACCAATACCAATAGCCACACAGTTATTTTCTGTCGTAGCTGTTTTCATTGCATCTTCACCAATCGCTACGTTACCTGTTCCTGTTGTGTTTGCTCTAAGTGCATTATGACCTACGGCAGTATTACTATCGCCAGTTGTGTTTGACACTAAAGCTTCATCACCAACAGCGGTGTTGTCAGAAGCTGTAGTATTTACTGCTAATGCACCTCTACCTAGAGCAGTATTACTTGCCCCTGTAGTGTTAGCTCCTAAAGAAAAATATCCAACAGCAGTATTATTATCTGCTGTAGTATTAGCATCTGCCGCAAAAACACCCACAGCTACGTTCTGAGTTCCCGTTGTGTTTGCAAATAGAGCATAATGACCAATACCAACATTATTACTAGCAGTTGTGTTTGCAGATAAAGATTGCTCACCGACAGCAGTATTAGTACTTCCACTTGTGTTGTAGCGTAACGCATTTCTACCAACGGCTACGTTTTTTTGACCATTAGTGTTTTCTGGTAAAGCAAAAGCTCCTACACAAGTGTTCATAGTACCTGTTGTATTAGCCCGACCAGCATAATATCCTACAGCAGTAAGACGTTCACCAGTAGTATTACTAAAACCAGCATTAGAACCAATAGCTGTGGTTTCGCTTGCAGTTGTAATACTGGTCAATGCAGCATAGCCTACAGCAGTATTATCATTAACTGTAGTGTTTGCGTCTAAACTGTAAGTACCTACCGCGGTGTTTCGTGTTCCCGTTGTGTTTGCTGCTAAAGAGTTATAACCAATTCCAGTATTATTGTTTGCAGTTGTGTTGAGTACCAAACTGTTATAACCAACTCCAACATTACTTGTTCCAGTTGTATTTGCACTTAAAGCTGCAATACCAATAGCCGTATTGTCACTAGCAGTTGTATTAGCATCTAAGGCAAATGCACCAACAGCTACATTACTTCCACCAGTTGTGTTTGCTTTTAGAGCTTGGTATCCAACCCCTGTATTGTTTGAAGCTGTCGTATTATTTTCTAAAGATTGCCTTCCAAGTGCTGTGTTATTACCGCCAGTTGTATTAGAGCCTAAAGTATTATTACCAAATCCAGCATTATTAGAACCTGTTGTGTTGGCATCTAGCGAAAACGCTCCAAACGCAGAATTAGAAGCTCCACTTGTATTTAAAAGCAATGCTACAGAACCATACGCACTATTGTAATCGCCTGTATTTTTTTGTAAGGCACCATATCCCATGCCTGTATTTTGTTGTCCAGTTAAATTTTCAAATAAAACATTACTCCCTACAGCAGTGTTTTGAGTGCCAGTTGTAGTATTTTCTAAATTATTATGACCTACAGAGGTATTATGATTTGCAGTAGTAAGTGCTTTTAATGATTCCGATCCCACAGCAGTGTTGAATGAACCAGAAGTTAACGCCGTTAATGCACTTTTTCCAATCGCAGTATTATCTGTACCAGAAACAGAATCATCTAAAGCACTTTCTCCAAGAACAGTGTTATTAGTAACAGAGTTTGCACCTTTACCAATATTTACTGAGTTTATTGTTCCATCAACAGCAAATGCTGGTCCACCAGCAAGCGTAAATAAATTTATATGAGCATTGTTTGATGTATTTCTTAACTGCATAATACTTGATGTTGTATTAGCAAAAAATTGACTTGCGTAATTTGTAGATGGTGCTGATGATCCAGAATTATTGGAAGATATTGCTAATAATGCGTTATTAATGTCAGCCCTGACGTTAGCTCCAGTGGAGTTATCTATAACGTAATCGTGTTGAGCCATTGTCTAACCTATTTTTTTTATCTAAGTATATCCTACTTTAAAATTAACTACCACGCCCGAATCCTGTTGCTGCATATTTGAAATTTCTATTTACATGACTAGAACCATTCTTTACATCTATATCAAATCCAGTTGAGCTAATATTTGACAAAGCAAAGAAATCTCCTTGTTGAGCATTTTCAATAGTAATTCCTATTGATGGTAAAACAGTGTTGTCAGCAACACCAGTTCCAGTAGAACCTGTAAAGAAACTATTTGTAAAAGTAACAGATTTGGTAGAAGTGCCTGATGCAATCAAACCATTTGTTGCCCCTGCATTACCAATACTTGTCTCTGTTCTACTTTCCAATTCTGCTGTATATCCAAGCTGATCTATTTCTATTGATTGTGCTGGGTCGTCTGAATCCATTTCACATCTAAATTTAAAACCTCTTGCAACATAGGTCCCATTCACAAAAGGATTAAATTGACTAAAATTTGCTCCATAAGTACAAGATGATCCACTTGAAATGGTTGCACTTGTTGATGAAGTAACTGTAAATGTCGAAGAACTAGGAACAGAAACAATTTCATAATTGCCATCTGTTGCACCACCAGCAGCAAAATCTATAACAACAAAATCTCCAACAGAATACCCATGATCTGTTTTTGTGACTGTAATAGTTGTTCCACTTTGTCCGTAGCTAACACCTGATGAAACTACCAGATCAGGGTCTAAATCTGTAGTCGCTACTAATAAAGTTGCACCGACATTGAAGGCTGTGGCCGCATCAAAATCTGTCCAAGTATCAATATTAGCTGTTCTTCTATCAATCAGGTCATTTGGATAAAAACCTTGCGTCACAAAATGTCTGCGTAATCTTAATGGTTGTTTGCCTCCTAAATCTAAAGTATTCGCAAATTCATAAGAACCACCAGTAATGTCAACAGCACCGATAAAATCAAAATCAGCAATACTATCAAAATCTGTCTCATCATCAAGAGTTACAAGTGAACCAAGAACAAGTCCATTAACATCATCTGAAAAGAAACAATCTACTTTAGTTCCAGCAAAAGGCGGTGAGTCTGTATCTTCTCTGTCCTCTAAAACAGTAAGCTTTGGAAAAGCATTTGGGACTGTTTGGATCAATGTGACAGAGGCATCACCAGCACTTAAACGACCCCCATCGTCCCTAAATTTTAAGTGATATGTGCCATTCACAATATTTGGAACAATCGACTCGCTGACGTTTCCAGAAAGTGCTGGCAAAACGTCAACTGAGTTAGTAAAAGTTGATCCAGATGTAAGGTTAGAACTACGAATAACTACGTTGCCACCATGAGTTACGTCAACGTCTGTAGATTTATCAAAACGTAGTCTCACAAATTCATCTGATAAAGGTTCAAGTTTTACATTTTGAACATCTGCTGGAATTGCTGTTTTTCCTTCAGCGTTGAATGTTAAACTGGTTGGCTCAACACTTGGTTCTAAAAGTGCATTATAGCTAAATACTTGAAACTCATAAGTTCCAAGCTGTGAATCAAATAATTCAAAAACTGGACTTTGAACAATAGTTGTTTGGAAACTACCATTATTTAGTTTGTGTTTTACTGAATATTGTGAGGCTCCCGCAACTGGCGACCAACTTAATAATATTTTACTTACGGCTCTATCACCCAAAGCTATTATCAATTCTTGTGCTGAAAGGTTACTTGGTGCATCTTTAAGTTCTATGAGGTTAGTTATGACAGGAGTTGTTATTGCTGCCCCATCTTCAACAAAAGCATATTTATCAGAATTATGAAACATTGCAGTAATAGTATATTCATTATCTTTTTCTTCTACAGACAAAACTCTAAACTCTTCAGTTTCAGTAGTCGCTCTGACAAATAACCATACACTGTTTGCTTGTGGTGCTGAAGTGTAAGCACTGTCTACAGTAATTATATTTCCACTGATAGTTGATATTGTTTTAGTTTCTAAAGTGCCATCTGTAAGTATTACTGAAAGCTGATCTCCTGTTATAGGAGTTGTTGGTAAGTCTTGAGTATTATCAATAGTTATTTGTGTTGTAGTAGCTGCTGCGATCCTTCCAGACCTTCTAAAACCACTACGTACAGGGTCTTGAATAGTAATAATTTGTGATGGCCTTATTAAAGATCCAGCAGAAGCATCTGTTGTAAAAGCAACTGTCTCGGTTTCATTGTTCTGCGTGTAAAGATGCCATAACCCCATTCTTCTGGCTTGTGCTTGGTCACTGCAACCTATAGCTTCAATATTTCTTACTACAACTCCATACTTTGATTGATTTGCAGAAGTATCCTCTACAGTTTCATACTCAAATGTTCTTGTTTCATTCTGAAAATATTTAATATTAACAACTGTATCTTTGGTTCTTTGGCTTGCACCTGTATAAATAAAACCGCCTTCTTTCACATTTGCGTAGGAGAAAAAATATGAACTTGTTGTCGGTCTATCTTGTGTAAGAACTATTTTTGAATCTTCAAAATAAAGACTTGCTCTCATGATAGAGGCAATCTTATTAAGGAGAGTGTATGCCTGTGTTGATTGCTGTAGAACAATATTACATGAAAATCTTGGACCAGTCCCACCCTGACCGTTATCTATTAATTCTGAATTATAAACAGAAGCATTATAAAAAGAATATTTATCTACCTCATCTTCGGTTACAAAGTCACCAAATCCCGCCCTACTTTCAGTGATAATGTCATATAAAACCCATGCAGGGTCATTACACCATTCTTTTGTAGTTTTTAAAGTTCCATTAAAATCACCACTAAATGACAAAGAGCCGTCTGACCTTACAGTTGAATTATGCGGAATTTTGATAAGGCGACCCCTAATTCTATACATACGCTGTGGGACTGATCTGAAGATTTCAGCATCAAAGCGTAAAGCAGCAATAGCAGTATTTGGAAATGTAGAAACATCAAACTCTAGTTCTGTTAATGACGTAAATTCAAAAGTGTTACTTTCTCTTACATCTGTAGAATCTGGAGTTTCCCTTGCAACTGTCACCGTTACTGGAAAATCAGAAGTTGCAACTCTGGGAGTTCCATCAGTATTAACACCAAAATCTATAATATGATCTTTGAAATATGGTGATGTGCTTTTACCTTCAATTGTCCCTCCACCACTATGTATTGTCCTATCAAGTCCTGTTAAGTTTGAGGAAGTATTTATTTTTCTAACTAAAGTACCAGCTTGATTAAAAACTGAGATTGTATATTGGACTGTAGTTCCAGAAATGTCACCGTTATCTTCAATTTTTTGTAATCTTGGAAAACCTATAGTAACTCTAACTCCGTCAGTATTTGTATCTGTAATAGAAACTGTTTGAGATTGTGAGGCGGTTACAGTTACACCTACTGTTCTCTCTCTTTCTGTTTCTGCTATGCCCCTTATTTTTGTTTGATCTGCTGTACCAAATTTCGGTATAAATGCTGGTCTTGTAGTATTTGTTCCAAAATTAAAATCTGCATCATCGGGTGCTGTATCAGAGGCAGATTGACGTAGTATTTGTACATTATTTAAATATATGTCTTTACAAGCTGTCCTACGATAATCATTCGTTCCTTGTGAATGACCTGCGTCTATAGCAGAAGGAAATCCAGCGATCTCACCTTCACACAAAACGTCTATTACTGTTACATTCTGACGGGAACCTACTTCCCCTTCCTTCATTTCAGAATCGTAATATCTTAAGCCGCTACCACCCCTTGAGCCAGAATAATCAATACCTCTCCATTTTGCGTCCTCGACATTTCTTGGTAAGGTCATTTGTTATCCTCCAAAATATACAGGGGCTGTATCAGTTCCTGATGAAACTACAATAGAGCCAGTAAACACTTCTCCATAGATTAAAGGAATACAAACACCACTCCGAGATACATTTTGAATACCATTAAATGAATAGTTTACTCTTGCGTCTGTTTCACTTAATCCAGAATCAACGTCTCCGATGGTTGGTTGCTGTTGTGGAAATAACATATTAGTGACACCACCTATCGCCATAGAAACACCGTATGATACTAATGAAGTACCAATAGTTGCTAATAAAGTTCCAGCAGTTGCAATAGCACCTACAGCCGCACCAGCACCGATAAATGCAGCAGCTAAGAAAAACCATGCCCCAGAAACAATCGGAATCATTCTTATTTCTCCCTTACTAACAACATCTAAATCCTCTTTTGTTTTTATTACATCATTGTTAATAGTTATTCGGTACATATTCTGGACTAAATGTGGCTCTATCTCTGGATAATTACATACTAAATACTTATAAACATCTTTCATGTTTTTAACATCAGCATAATTAACGTGCCAACCAACAAGTTCTGCTAATCGCCCGTATAGTTTTATTTTTCTTAAACCCTGTTCATATTCTGTTCTTTCTCTATCAATAAATTTATCTTTACTAAGCATAGGTTTATGTTCTTTGGGTTTTAGTTCTATACACTCATCATTTTCTGGATCAAATATAAACCAAGATAAACCAAGAAAATCACAATTTTTTATGTCCTCTTCTGACGCTGTTAAGTCTCCGTTTGGGTGTGAATGACAAATATGAAGGACAGTTCCAGTTTCTTCTGCGGCTGCCCAATCTTCAGGATCTATAGTAAAAGAATTTGCACCCTCTATAGCTATATTCTTACAAGGATAATATTGTTGTTGTCCATCAACATCTAAAACTAGGCCACAGGATTCATTTGGTAAAGAAACCTTTGCGTGATGTAATGCTTGTTCTTGCCAATTACTCATGCGAAAGTACCAACAGAGGGAAAATCTTTTCTTGTAATTATTCTCTTAGGTGCGTTACGATTTTGCAAGTCTAAAGACATTGCGAGTTCGAATTCTACAAAATCTTTGCTTTCAATAGTTTTTCTATCTATAAAAAATGTATGATTTTCGTAAGTTGTATTTGCTGGTGTACCAAAAGGATTTGTCCCAGATTCAAAATTTGCATTATCAATAAATTTTAAAAGCGTAGTAATTCTTTTAAATTTAGCTCCATTTAAATCGTTTTTTGCTGTTGTTAAATTTGCCTGAATCATTAATGCTGTTACAGTCGAGCCTAAGTTACTAATCCTTACTGTGGGTCTTGGTAGTGCCTTTCTGCTAATCGAATATTCAAAGCCATTTGCCTCTATTGGTATTCTTGTGTATGTATTACCTTGAAAAACAACATTAAAAGTTGTATTCATATTGATGCCATTATGAAACCTACTTACGTCAGAACTACCATGAAGTGCAGATACCAAATGTATCTCAAACAATTCTATTTTTGCACTTGGATTTGCCTTTTGTAGTTCCTCTGTTGGTATTGCCATTATGGTTCAAATACCTCCCTAAATGTTGCATTAATTGAAGCTCTACCATTATAAGTAATTGTTTTTTGCCATCTTTGACAAACAAAATTTGAAGTTCCTGACTTTGTTACTGATACGTTTCCAGAAGTTGTTGCACTACTTCCAGCAGTTATAACAAAGGTATTTGCATCGGTCAAAGAAACAACAGAGTATGTACCATCAGATGCACTACCAGATGTGAAATCTACAGTTATAGAATCATTTGCAAACAATTGGTGTGCTGTTATAGAAACTGTAATAGTTGTGCCGCTTTGGGAGTATGTACCTGTTTTTGTAGAGGCTTCGCCTTCAGGAGTGAATGTGAAAGATGCTTGATCTAAAGCTCTTTCATTTAAGAAATATGTAATTTCATCACTTTGAGCTTCAGTAATATTTGCAAAAGTTAAATTATATACCTTTGGATTTTGGTGGGCTGCTATACCTATTAATTGACGCTGTTCAAAACCATCTGCAAATCGTATTGTTCTGATATTAGGCTGACTAACTTTAGTCATGCCATAAATAGGTTTTACTGTAGTTGGAAATGATGCCATGATTATGCGTTAGATAAAAGCCCTCCAGCACGTTTTTGAGCGATAAGTTCTGCCTGTATTGCGGCACCTAAAGCTTGACCAAATGCGTTTGCTTGTGCCTCATCACCTTCAACTGAAGTGCCAGAGGCATCTACATTTACTGTAATCATATTATTAACAGTGCCACCACCACCTCCAAGCTGACTATTTGGAATTATATTGCCACCCTTTGAACCCATTTGTAGTAATTCGGGTCCACGTTCACCCACGACAAAAGCACCGCCAGCCGAAACTCTACCACCTCTTTCTTTACCAAATAATCCACCTAAGAAACCACCAAAACCTTTGCCACCACTTAAAGCTTTTCCTATGCCGCTTATCGCTTTATTTAATGCAAGTTTTATTAGTTGTCGTTGTAAGTTGCCTAATACGTTTCTCATAGCATCACCAAAAGATTTAGCACCCATTACCGCATCTGTAAGGTTATTTACTAAATCATTTCTTACTGATTCTCCTATCTTTCTAAAAGTTTCTTGTAGTTTTTCTGCCTCTTCTTTTGCTTTTTTTTCTGCCTCTGTTAATTCTTCAACACCTTTTTTTATTTTTCCATTAGTGTCTACAATTTTATTTTTTGCGTCTAATTGCTGATTATTCTCATCTGTAATAATTTTCTCTACCCCGCTAAACTCAATAACGGCATTTGTTAATTCATCAGCTTTTTCTTTTAAACCTTTAAATGGATTTGGTATTTTAGGTATTTGAATATCGAGATTTAATGAAGGTATTTCAAGACCACCTAGTAATTTTTTAATTGGCTCTGGAATTAAATCAATAAGCTGTTGTATTTTGTCTCTAATAAAAGTAACAACATTATCAACAAGACCGCTTACTGTGTTTTGAATACCAGTTGCAGTATTACCTATTAAAACAACTATTTTACCAATAACACCTCCAACAACTCTTGCAAAAAAGATAGCCCTATCTGAAGCTTCAGAAACTGCCTCTTTAATACCTATCCACCCTTGCTCAAGATTAAATAAAGTTGCCTGTGCATCAACTCCTATTGCATCACCTATAGCTTTTCCTATCTCACCAATAACAGCAAAAAGCTGTCTAAAAGGTGTGAAAACAGCTTTAACAGCAAGTCCTAAAGCTTCAACAGTAACAGCAGCAACTTTTAAAACTTCTCTAATAATAATCCCAAACTCAGAGCCTTCCGTTGTTAAATTTGTAAACGCACTACCAAGCCTTGTTAGTTGTCCTTGTATTGTATTAGTTGCTGTAAAAGCGTCTTGTGCAGCCCTTCCTTGTGCATTTGCTTGGTTTTCTAAAGCCTCATTGAACTTAACTAATTCATCATTTAATAAAGGTTGTATTGCAGTAAGAGCTTCAACACTACCAAATAATTTAGATAAGTTGTCTGCACTTGCTCCACCATTTGCAACAATATCCTCTAAAACTCCGCTTAATCCTTTTGACTTCAATGCAGCAGCACTAAAATCAATGCCAAGTTTTTC